AGTACAGTTACTAAAACTGCTACGTTGCAAGTTAATAATGAATGGGAAGGAATACGATCATTTGTAGATACCTATTATGATTAATGACCTTTTACGCAAAACCCCAATTTTTACCTTTCGACCCATGGTTTTTAGACATGCCCGAAGACATTAAACATTTAGTAGAAGAACCTCAGAATGTCCCAGTTACCTTACATGAGACCATGTATAGGAAAGCTACAGAGAGATTACATAAAGACATTGTTAAAGCTATAGATAATATAGGAGGTTCTGAAAAATGCCAGCAGTTACGAGAGTAGGAGACAGTGAAGTATCTCATTGCTCAGGTATGGTACGAGCCGCTGGTAGCGGTAATGTATTTTGCAATGGTATCTCAGTGAGCCGTCAAGGAGATAAGAACACAACTCATAAGTTCCCTGTAGGTGATAAATGCCCTGCCCATTCTACTAGTATAAGTAGTGGATCTGGATCGGTCTTTGTAAATGGCAAAGGATGTGGTAGAATAGGGGACCCGACCTGTACATCAGTATCAGGAGGGAGTAGTAACGTATTTGCAGGAGGTTAAGCATGTCAGGTGATTACCATACACATAATGATAGACAACCAGATATCACATATACACCAATGACAACGTATCACATTTACTTAAACGATAAGTGTCTATTCAAGAATTTAAACGAAGACGATTTCGATTTTATCTGGGATAAGATATATCGTTCTTACTTTAAAGAAGAACTTACTTATGCTGAATGTATAGAAGATACTTGTTTAGTAGGTTTAACGGAGGAACATAGTTATTAATGAAACCCCAAGTTTATGATGGATTTCTTGATCAGCATTCATTAGAGGCAATAAAAGAAACTCTACATTATCCAGAATTCTGGACGTATTGCCCAAATAAGGTAATTGAGGGGAATGAGGACTTTCGAGACCACATGTTTATCCATGAATACTATAGTTTAGGTAAAAAACAGTCGAAATACTTCGATTTAGTAGTTCCTGTGTTTAAAAAACTCCTCCCACTGGGAATTTATCGTGTAAAAGCGAATTTAGAGACCTTTGCGGGTGAAAAACCCTTTAAAAGTGAGTTTCATTGGGATTTTGTGAGTGATTATGGAAAAAATCCCGCAAAAAACCTCGAAACTGCCATATTTTATGTAAATTCTTGCAATGGATACACCGAATTTGAGGATGGAACCATTGTTCATAGCGTAGAAAACCGATTAGTACGCTTTTCTGGCGATATTAAGCACAGGGGAGTTGCTCAAACGGACTCTAGATGTCGTCATGTGATCAATTTTGGGTATATTATGCCTGAGCTTGACAAATCTAGGAGCATTTGATATAATAATTTTGTGTTTGATCAGCACATTGGGAGTGACTGAATAAACTTACTGGCATTTTGCTGGTTAAGGTGATGAGACACAGGTGGTGCTGCTACGAAAGTAGAACCGATCAACCAATCGGGTCTCAGGCAGAGTGAAATTTACTACTGTAGTAATGCCTCGCTCTTGTTGGTACACAGGAATCCAACCTCCCTTCTACAACCACACAAAATAAAATATCTTCTTTTAATCGACTTATGGCAGTACGTACAAAAATGGGTGGGTTTGGGACTAAAGCAGAAGCTACCTATAACCCGAAAAAGACAAGGCAAGGCAAAAGTATGAATACTAAGTATTCTGCAACTTCAAGAAACAAAGCAAAGAAAAAATATCGAGGACAAGGAAGATAACTAGGGGGTCGAAAGACCCTCTTTTTTTATGCTTATAGATAGTATTAGCGTATAATAATGAAAAAATGACAATCAGAGTCGATAAAAGTGAAGAATTTGTTAAATCTGGCAGAAAATTGATCAGTGAATACCCTTCCAGACCCTCTTCAGAGAAAAAAGAAGGCAAATCTGAAAAAGAGTGATATATAATTTGTAAAGTCCTGATAAAATGGCAACCGTATCGAAAAAATTTGTCGATTTAAACCCTAATTTTGATAAAAATCCTCTAACTAAGGATTTACCACTGCTAAAGAACGCTGAAGCGATCAAATTTGCAGTAAAAAACATCGTAATGACCGTTAGGGGTGATAGAGCATTTCGCCCATTTTTCGGAAGTACTGTTTCCAACTCATTATTTGAACCGTTTAACTTTGCAACAGCAGACGATATCCAGATTTCTATAGAAGATGCCTTAAAAGCATATGAACCAAGGGTTAAAGTGATTACAGTTGATGTCAATGAAGATATTGATAGTGGTTCAATATCAATCAATATCTACTATAAGATAATCGGCATACCTTTGGATAGACAAAAACTTAACCTAGTACTAGAAAGAGTATAATGGCATTCAATCAAGTAACCAATCTCGACTTTGAAGATGTAAAAAGAAGCTTGAAGAACTTCATGCGTTCTTCTGATACATTTAGTGATTATAACTTCGAGGGATCGGTATTATCACAGTTACTGGATGTTTTATCCTATAACACCTATTACAGTGCCTTAAACGCCAACCTGGTGGCGAATGAGGTCTTTTTTGACTCAGCATCCATTCGTGAGAATGTAGTATCACTTGCTAAGTTAGTAGGATATACCCCAAGGTCTGCAAAAGCAGCAAAAGCAACCATTACAATGGACTTTTTGGTTACTCCTTCTCAACAATCATTAACCATTAAGAAAGGTACTGCTTTTGTAGGTCAAAATGGAGAAGGAACCTATGTATTCAGTGTTTTATCAGATACTACAAGAGAAGCATACGTTGATGGTAATGGAATTCGTCGTGTCACCTTTACAGACATTGACATTTACCAAGGAAACCTCTTAAATCTCTCCTATACAGTAGATACAACTACAAAACAGTCATTTATCATCCCTAGTGCCAATGCAGACGTTGATCTGTTGAAGGTTATTGTTGACCAATGGGATAATGCAGTTCCTTTCTCATATAAACCTGTAAAAGACATTACTGAGATATCTGCAACTGATAGAATCTACTTTGTACAAGAGAATAAGAGTGAGCAGTTTGAACTTATATTTGGAGATGGAGTATTTGGTCGTAAGTTATATAACGGAGATGTTATTGCCATAGAGTACTTAGATACTAATATGGATGAAGGAAATGAGTGTTCGAGCTTCGAGTTTGTAGGAACTATTACAAGTGGCTCTACTGTAATTACAGAACTTACACCAACTATCAGTGTTACTACTAATTCTTTTGGTGGTGCTAAGCCAGAAGACGTAACTTCTATCAAGTATTTGGCTCCAAGATACTATTCTTCCCAAAGAAGAGCTGTTACAGTACGGGATTATGAAACTTTAGTTGCAGAATTGTATCCAAACTTACAATCCTTATCTGTTTATGGGGGAGAAGAAGCAAATCCACCGCAATATGGAAAAGTATACATTGTAGCAAAACCTAACGGTGCAGAATCACTTACAACTACTGCTAAGAAGGAATTACAAAAGGCAATTAGGAAATACACCATATTAAGTGTTATACCTGAGATTTCAGACCCTTCTTTCCTATATCTGGAGATAACTTCCTTTGTATATTTCGATAATAACAGAACAAGGAGGAAACCAGCTGATATTCAGAATGTTGTACGTTCAACTATCCAAAACTTCGGTAATACTGCAGATTTAGAGAGATTTAACGGTAAATTCAAGTATTCTAAGCTGGTTGGTCTAATAGATGCTGCAGATGTTGGTATAACATCTAATATTACACGTATTAGGATGAAAAAGAACATTGAAGCACTGACTAATGTGTTTGCATCTTATAAAGTGTGTTATGGTAACGTAATTTCACAAAATACCGACCTTGTATCCACTGGATTTAAACTAACAGGTGAAAATCAAGAGTATATTTGGTATTTGGAGAAATTTGGCACTAACAATATTGCCATTTATCGTATAGATGGAAGTGAGAAGAAATACTTCAGTCAAAACATCGGAACTATTGATTATTCAATGGGTGAAATAAATATTAATGGCATTAACATAAGTTCTACCGTAGGAAGTACCCCATACATCTCTGTATCAATGATTCCTGCATCTAACGACATTATTGCCTTGAGAGATCTCTATTTAACTATAGCAGATTCAGATATTACAGTCACAACAGTTCTAGACGAAATTTCATCTTCATCTAGAACATCAGGAGTAGGTCAAACACCAGTTTCTAGCTAATGTTCAATTCTTTACAAGTATCA